GTCCTACCCCACTTCCTAATTGTTGAAAAGAATAAGAGACGTCCGATCCTCGGTAATTCATTCCCCAAACATAAGAACACCAGGACTTTAGCACATCGAAAATGTGGGATCACAGAACAGCCCTGATGCTGAAGGGAACGTTGAACTTCAATCCGAATCAGACATCTCATGACCTGGTCCATGTGGCTGCAGATAGACTCTTAGGGGAATTTGTTTTACCCCTGGACTCTAGTGCTACCACCACCCTGTCCTCCTTTATAGAATTTGTGGAGAAGAAATCTAAGGAGGATCCCCAGAAGGTTTACCCACCTACTTCGATCCTATCTCAGGTTTTGGGCATGCTCCAATACTGTGACATAACTTGCGATACTATATGGTATGAGGCTCCTCATCCAGAGGAAACCTTCAATTTCATCCTGGATAGTATACAAAGGATCAAGAGTGGAAGGAACCAGACTGAAGATCTTTACATTGTTATACCAATACACCAGCCCTTCCTCGACCGATTGATTATCGTGATGGACACAGTTCCAGAGAGGTTTGTCGGTCGATTAGCGCCACCACCCAGGGACAGCATTAATGATACCACAAACATAGTGGATAGTGTTCTCACTCGACTTCCTCATTCAGAGTGGAGGGACCCCACCTCAGGAGAAGTCATCAATAGAGAAGGTCTGATTTCATCTCTAAACAGGGCTTGTGCTCTTTCATTTGAGGAAATCGATGGAATTGGGTTCTTGTTTCTAAGGGAGATCCAAGCGGAATATCCCGATAGCACTGCATCAGACGATGAACCCAACCTTGGATAAGGTTGAGCTACAGTTGGCTTGCACTCCACCCCTCTGCATGTTAGACTCTTGTATAATAAACAATGTCGGAATTAAACAAACAAATAAATAAGCAAACGGATAAGTAAACATTTAAATAAAGCTGAGGTGGTGGGGCATGGGGACTTACATCTTTATGTTGGATGGGTATAATACCTATATATCCTTAATCAAGCACAAGACTAGCAAGATGGGCTTGGACCTAGAGTGCGTCCTACAGGCTCCAAGTCGAAATTGGGTAGGGGCTCTCCAGGAGCTATGCATGCAGTTGTCCCTTCCTCTTCCCCTATATTCTTGGGAGAGAGTTGGGGGACCTGATCATGCCCCTATCTTTACTTGCACGGGTCGGGTGAGCGAGGTTGAAGTAACTGATAGGGGGTTAAGCAAACGCTCAACCAAGAATGCTACCGCCCAATCCCTAATGTTGCTGATTGAGTCCAGTAAGGTCCAAATGATCAAACCCCCACAGAAGAGTACTTTGGCTTAACAGGGGCTTTGGTGACCCGGGATCTGATCAGCCCCCCCCGTCGTGTTCTCATCTTTTCAAAAACACAAGTTCACC